GTTTTCTTGGACGTGCGCACCCTCACCGCTTCTGCGCCTAAGTCTCCGGCCGAGACTTCGATGATGGGGAACGGGTACTTGCTGCGTGCTACTTCTTCTTTCAGCCACCCAAGCCATTCCATGACCTTGCGCGGCTCGCGTTTGGTGTTGGCGAAGATCGCGTAGTCATACGGAGCGCGAACGCCGGTCGCCGCCTGCAACAGCAAGTACGACGATTGCACACCGGCACCAAGAGATAAGAACCTCTTCACTCCACTTCTCCGCTGTTTGATGTTTGAGATGCCCGCATTCATTTACCCGGACGATCTTCAAGTCTGTATTTCCCTGCAATAATGATGACGAGTTGACGCTTGCCGTTCGCGTGCAAGAAATCGTTCGCATGTAACCAGCCCGAGGGCGAGCCGTCAATGTACTTTAGCCGTAACCGTGAATTGGTTCCGACTCTATGGTGTCCTTCCTCGACGGCCGGCGAATGCCCATGTGCCGACGTGACTTTCGAGGCGATGCGCGCGAGGTTCTTGACCGAGCCCCGAGCACCGTTCGGCCCCTTGTGCCCGTGCAAATCCATCTGAACGCCCATCAGCCGCGAGCCCTTCTCGCCCGGCTTGCCAGTGAGAACGACGACACGATCGAGTAAACCGTCCCATTTCTCAGCGAGCCGGCGCTTGACCCAATACGGCCACGGTCTCGGAATCTCGGCGCCGTCCGGCCCCATGACCGAGTTTTCGTGCATGCGCGCGGCGGTCTCAAGGTAGAACGCGCGCTGAATCGTCGGAAGCTTTTTCCAATCGCGTTTCTTGATCCATGTGTGCAGAAAATCCCCGTGATTGTCGGGGACCATATAGGACACGGCGAACGGAGGCGTGCGACGCGCGACGAAGTCCACGGCCTCGAACACTTCGGCTTGCACGTCGTCGAAGCCGCTGACGGCGTTCGCTTGCTCCATAAATGGGTCGTCCCAATCGTGATGGTTGACCGAGTGCCCGTCGCAAACGTCCTCCCAATAAATGCGCTTCGGACGGATCGTCGTCACCATGCCGGCGGGACCGAAATTCGCCTTGTCGACGAGCTTGTCCGTAAACCTGACGTGTGTGTCGCCGAGCGTGATCGCCTCGGGCTGCGGCGCCGGCTTGACGCCCGTCGGCGTGTACATCGTGTCGAGGTCGATCCCGATTCCGTCGTCGGTAAAATTGATGTGCCGCAGATAGAACAAGCCGCCTTTGTCGAGTTCGACGAGGACGACGCCGAACGTGTGATGAAATTCGCCCTTCGCGCCCGCGCGCGAGTTCGTGTAGTTTTCCATCGTGCAAGCGCCGGTCGTCGTCATGAGCTTCGCCATTTGCGCACCGGGAACAGTTACCGTCTTGAACTGGTACTTTGTGTGTCCGACGATCGTCGACTCGGCGCCCGTGAAGCCTTCGAACTCACCGAGGGGATTCGACGCCGTCGGTACGACCTTGATCGAGCCGACACAGACGAGGTTTTTATTGACCTTCATCGTTTGATTCAATGCGTAGGGCCGAACCTCGGGCGCCCACGTCTCGCGATCCTCTTGCGACCGCGACCATTTCGAAGTCGGGTTTTTGTAACGTAATTCGATCACTGACAGATGCGCGTCGAGATGCTTTTTCATCTGTAGGATTGCCGCCCACACTTTGGGCTGAACCGGCGTCGCATTCTGCGCGGCCGTAAACAAGTACCGCACCGTGCCTTTCGGCGCCGGGTTCTCGTGAACCTCCCAAACCTTCGACGACTGCGCGAGGGGATGGTGCAGACGTTGAAAATCTGCGGCGGTTTTCGGTGCGGTACTCATGGTTAGATGCTCTCTCGGAATGACTTCGCCAGTTTGACAGAGCCGCAGATTACCATTTTCTTATCGGCTTCTAGCATATGGTCCTCAAAACCCTTGCGATGCAATGCGCCTTGCGCGGGATTGATCTTGTATTCCCGCAAAAAGTCATTGTAGTACATCCATCCATTGACGCCCATCGCCTTGATACCCGCCTTGAATCGCGCGGGAACAATGACGCTTTGATTGTGCGTCCCGTGGAAATCGTTCGGTCCCTTGACCGCCGTCTTAACAGCCGTCGGCGGCTTTGCTTTCGATGCCATCTAATCTACTCCTTTGTTGCTGGTAATTTATCACGGACTCGGGCGCCCCGAAAGAACTTCACGGCCTCGCCGGGAACCGGCTTCAACATGCCGCCGTCTGATACGGCTTTGCCGATCGCTTCGACGGCGCGCTTGTACGTGGGGGAATGCTCGTCCACGGTCTGACGCATGGATTGCTTACGGGGCTTGTTAATCAAGGGCTATTGCTCCAATTAGGCATAGGAAGGAAAGGACAAACAGCGTTACGACGGTCATTTCTTTTTAACGCACCGCTTGTGAAACTGCATAGCGCAAAGGGCGCCGAGAGCGCCGCCGGTTCCGTTCGCTAGTACGATTGGGATAGTCCATCCGGTATGCGCGACGAAAGCGATAATGAACACGTCGACGACGGCCATGCAATACGAGGTCGGGACGACCCAAGTGTAATTGTCAAAGGCTACATTGCGTTGCTGTAGGGCTCGCAACATGACGTAGACAAACATCGCTCCAAACATTGTAAGTTCGCGCATTTATGGCGTAACGATAACTGACGCCTCGGTCAAGTGTCAAGCACTCGCCGCCGCTAACTTCTCTTTGTGCTTGCGGTCGAGGTCGTTTTGCTCGGCCTCGTGCTGGCGGTCCTTGTCCGCCTCGCCCGCCGCGTGCTCGTTCCCTTGCGCCGCGAGGTCCGACGGATCGGCCCCTAAGCCGGCCTCGTCGTCGGGTTCCTCGGGCTCGGGCGCCTTGCCGCTCAAGTTCGAGTAGCCCGACTGCGGGTCGTTCTGTAGCCGCGCTCGTGCCTCGTCCGGCGTAATGACGCCGTTCGTGATATAGGCGACATCCATATCCGCGTCGCTCTTGCGAATTTCGCTCGATTCCTTAACGGTGGGGTCGGACAGCGATTCCCATTCGTAGCCGATATCATCGTCGACGGCGCCGAATAGATCGCACTGCGCGGCGATCAAAAGCTTGTTGTAGTGCGGGCCGTAGAATTTGTTCTGATACGCCCCGATCCAATCATACCAACACGTAATCTCGCCCTCGCCCGTGGCGCCGAGGCCGGTCGGCGTAATGCCGAACATCTTAATGAGCGGGATGTGACCCGGCGACGCCATGTGTTCTTGCGATTGCGCTTGAAGCTCGGAAAGTCCGCCGAGGGGCGTATTGACTTGCACGACTTCCTCAGTGTCTTTATTGATCGCGCCGACGCCCTGATTGCTGCGCGCTTGTACGAACAGCTTCAAGCGATTGAGGAACGACGAGCCGTCGGAGCCTTCCTCAAGCGTCGCCGACATGTCCGTCGCTATGATCGTGGTCGAGAAATTGCTGACGAGGTTATTGACGGATTGTCGCGTCCGTAGCCACATCACGACGAAGGGCTGCATAAGCTGAGTCAGCGAGATACCGCCGAAGTTATACGCCGGCTTGAGGAGGTCGGGGACCTCGCGGCCGATGAATGTCAGGATGCGCGAGGAGTTCCAGCGCCGGCCCATGATGAACCACGCTTGAGGCTTGTAAAAGTCCTCGCGCTCGGGATACATCGCGTTCCAAGAATACGGCGTCGACCAATACGGTTCGATGCATTGCAAGCTTGTAACCGAGCCCTTTTTGATTCCGCTCGGGTCCCACGTCAGCGGCATTTGCCGGCGCTCGTCTGTGTCGCCCTTGAGGTTCACGACGATTTGAGCGCGACCGAATTCACCGTCGAGCAACGCCGCGCGCTCGAATAGCTCGCGGACCTTTCTCTCTTTCATCCATGCGTCAATCTGCGATATCTTCTCGCCCTTGTCGCCGCCGGACTTGCTGACGTGCTTCAACCATTTGCGCGTCATTTCCGTACTCGTCGTCTCGGACGGCGCGCGGTACTCGCTGATTTGAGTCAGTTCGGCGAGGTACGGATAGCCGGGAAAATACAGCCCGCAACCGAATTGCGAATACTGATTCAGCCATCCGAACACGGGCGCGGCGCTGTCGAGCGCCATTTGCGGCAGTTCATCGTGTGCGAGCTTGAGCCCGGTTTCCGCCGTCGGCTTGATCTTTGGGACGACGTTCGGCGGCAGTTCCGGCGCCTTGTAATCGACAAAGGGCGCCTTCGTCTCGACCATTTGCTCGGACATGCGTTCGAGTAACGCCCGACTGACGCGCATCGGCTTTTTAACCGGGGCGCTAGTAACGGCCGGAACTGAGGGCGGCGCGAGCCAATGGGCGAGACGGGAGCGAATTGAGGTTAACATAGGTCAAATTTTCCCGAGTATGTCGTCGGATATGTGCAAGGTCGGTTTGGCCGGCGAAAATAGCATCATGACAGAATCGGCCAAATTCGGCGACATTACATCGTCCGGCGTCTTGTCAACCAGGAGCTTACCCGTCGCGGTTGGTTTCCATACGGGTTGCGATATCTCAGGCATAAGCCTAGATAGTAACGGTAAGTCCCTGGATATATAGATAATGTTGTCCGCGTCGTGGTCGCGGCCCAAAGACGCGAGGTACGCATTGTAAAACCGCTCGCGTAGCGCATACCACGCCTGAGATTTCCGGTTTTGGAAAAAATTTTCCGCCGTCCGATCGGTGCGGGGCACCTTGCGTTCGGGGAACAGCGGCGAGCCGGACCCTTGGAACTTGGACGCCCTGATAGCCTTGCCGCTCGGGCGCTTGTCGGCGCCGGGCTTAACGCGCTCCTCGTTGATTGCGCGGTCAAACCCTTTCATGCCGGCGCCCATGCCGTCGGCGTCGTACAGTAGTTCCGTAATGCCCCATTCGTCGCACAGCATATATGCCTTTGCCGTGGTCGCTAGCAGGTCCGAATTCTGCCCGCTCCACATGGCGAGATGCGTCAATAGATTGCCGTGGCGGGCCGCTAACGCGTTTTTGTCGCGTCCGACGTCGGCTATGTCGAGCGCGGCTAGTTTCTTGCCGGTCGGCGTGATTTTTAGCTTTTCATGCAACCCGACGGCCGCCTGCACCCAATCGAACGGGATAATTACGCCCTCGACCGAGGCGTTATAGTTAAGCTCATACTCTGCGTTCCATATGACCGGGTCGAGTTCCTTACGCTTTTTCTCGGCCCAATCATCGCCGCGCCGGGGATCGCTACGCCAGTTCATTGTGAACACTTCGACGTTGCCGCCGTGCCGCTTCTCGGCGAAGCTGTTCGCCATGCCGTTGACGCTGGACATGTCGATACGACAATCGGTTGTGGCCGAGAGCGACGCGTCAATCAGCTTGGGCCGCTCAATGTGCGCCGCTTCGTCCACGAAGAAAATGGACGTTCGGCCGCCGCGCCCGATGTTGTCGCCGCTAGTGCCCACGATCGCGCCGGCCGTCGCCGGAACTAGAATCCGCATATGTGCCGTACATGCCTTGCTCGATACGTCCCAATCGCCTCTAAACTCGCGGGGCAAGTTTTGCAAAAACATCCGGCCCTTGTAGAACAGGCACGACGGGTCGCCGCTCAAGTCGACGTTATCCTCTTTCGCACTGCCGAAGCCTACGACGATATTCTTGTGGAACAGACATAGCGAAACAGCGTAGGCCATCGATAGCCACGATATGCCCATGTCTCGGGACTTCTCGGTAAGCCCGGGTTCCTTGGCGATGCGCTTGCGGTCGATATATTCGATGAATTCCCGCTGTTTAGACCATAGGACGAACGGCATAACGACGGGAATCGCTGAGCCTGCATTTCTTGGATCTGCGGTCATGCCCCACGAACTGATAAAATCGGCGATGTGGTCAGCGTAGTAGGCTTTGAGGCGCGGTAGGTATGCGCGGTCGGCTTTGATTTCTTGACGGAGCCGTCGAAGTCGGCCGGCGCGCTCGCGATAAATCGCAGTGTAATCAGGGTTCTTGTAGTCAATTTGCGTGAAACATTGATTGTCGGCCATGTCGAATAATCCTAGTGTCGCTCGAACGAAGTAAGACGCGCGGGCTTATGGTGAATGGGCTGCATAGTGTCGCACAAGGCCGTCGACTTGGCAAAACTGTGACGTAGTTCTCGACGCTCCGGTCAGTTTCGGCTCATAGTCCGTATGCACTAAAACAACCAAGCGCCAGGACGGCGCTTCATCGCTGGCAGAAACACCTTGACCAAACCGCAATCCCCGGACTCGATTACGTGACACCGATCACGGACGCCGAATACGAAGCCTTAGAGAATAGCCCCCCTGAAACAAAAGTGGAGTGCATCATGTCGGTGAAAATGCTTAACGGATATTGGACGGTGTACAGCGGCACGCAGCCGGTTATCAGTTGCGTGTCGTTTGCTGCCGCGCTCGCACACATAGACGTGCCAGCAGAGGAGCTAGGGTAAATGAACGAGCCCACGCCTTGGACGCCGCCGGAATTGACGCCGTCCTCAGCGCCTAAGTTCGCAACCGACGAGCAAATCTCAGCCGTCGTCGCTGTCTACGCGCGCGAGATGTACGAACGCGGGCATTTGTCCGACCCGGCGCCGGCCGAGGTAATCTCGCATCTCGAACGCGCGGCCCGCATACAGGACGTGTGGCGGGGCGCTTTCGCCCATGTGCTCGACGAGCCCGCCGCAGTGACATCAGGCGAGCCGATCGACTTCGGCGCCATGCTGAGTAGCTTAGGGCTGAGCCGAATGCAAGCGGCGCCCTCTGAGTCTATGCCGGTCGGCACGACGGTACTACCGCCGGGCGCGCTGCAAGAACTCCTCGACGCGGCGCGGGCCGTGCTTGAGGGCTACGAAGCGCCAGGACGGCGCGCCCCCGTTGAGACGGTTGCGAAGCAGAGGAACTACGGAAAATGAATGATCCGCTCATGCCGCTCTCGTTCACGCGCACACTTCGCTTGAAAGTGAAGGCCGAGGCGTATCCGTGGCTCAACGCCGCTGCCGTGGAAGTGAACCAAGTATTCAATGAAGCGCCAGGACGGCGCGACCCCGCTGAGAGCGTTGCGCATGCACGCGAACTGCGGCATAATTTGAAGACGCTCATGGTGCTTAAGGCTGTGAGTTGTAACGGGGACCACAACCCCGGCGAGGACGTGCCCTTGTCCGTTTGCGGGAACGAGGGTCGTGAAATGCGGTCTGGCCGAAACCAGGCATCTGCCGTTGTGAGGCAGGGAAGAGACCGCGTTGAACGGCACCA